GTCTACAGTCGGGTAAGCCATGTTTAACTCCTAAAAATTTATCGTTTACCGAATCGAACCTCGGAGCGTCTGTCATTGAATAACGGCATCCTTGGATCGTTTTCTCTCATAAAACTATTATCTACGCTTTGCATCCAATCGTTGGCTTGTTTCAGGTAATGGTTATTACGCTGATCAGTCATTTCAATCGGTGCTCGGCATAACATCAATCCGCCAATTTCAATGTTTCCGGTTTGCGGTCCGGCTGCGAGCAGGGCTCGGGATACCTCTGGATAATCTTCCCATTTGCATGGCTCAAATCCATCCTGGTGCCGGGTGGCTACATTTCTTGCGTCGGTTTGTCCCAGAATTGAAGTTCTGACCCAACGATGTTTCCATCCATCACGAGGCGTAGGATCGGGTAATGAGCTGGGCGGCTTCCATTGTTTTGGACGCTCCGATGTTTCGCGGGTTTCACGAGATTCGCGGCTCATATCTTTCCTTCCATACGTAATTTAGCAACATGTCTTGCATATTCTTCCAGCGGCACTTGGAGTCTTTTGGCTGTATTAGCCTCTGACTGCGTCAGTCTCAATTTTTTAGGTGGCGAACTGCGCGTTGCCGGGGCAACCACCGATGCAGGGCGTTTTTGTTTTGGCTCGTCCTGATCGCCAAAATACTCGGGAAATTTTTCCCTTACGCGAGAATTTATTTTCTCGTAATACTCATCAGTGAGAGCATATTGATCGCCATTTTCCCGAGTCAGTTTCTTATGCAGGCCCATGGCAAAGAATGTCATCTCATCATCAACACCGGGCTGGCCTGACTGTCCAAACCATGGATTATCAGACTTCCATTTTTCAGCCTTGCGGTCTTGATAAGTATTCTGTGGCGGATTATAAACAGGTGTTTGCTCATTTGGCAAGGGCGGTTTAAAGCTTTTTACCCTATCTGATTTGAGCATGGCTACATTTAAAGCCTTTTGCGCCGCTAAAATTCTTTCCGACTCTTGGCTTTCTAAAGCCTCTTTGAACTGTCTTTCAGCTTCAGAAAGTTCTTTTTCCGTGGCAAATTGCATCGTTTTGATTAACGTGCTTTCACCTGTGGTTAGTTTTTCCTTGAGCTTTGCATTCTCATCTGCGATTTGTTTTGCATAAGCAATGGCTGCTTCACGTTCTCTTTGAGCCTCCTCCTTGGCTCGGCGTTCGTCGTGGTAACCATGCTTTAAATGTTGAATGCGTTTTTTGACGTTTTCTGAATACTGCTTAATCTCATCATCAGGGATTTCTGATGGATCTGATTTCAGCGGTGTTGTATTTTTATCCTCATCGGGGCGGTCATCCACAATCTCAATTTCTGTAGGTTCGCCTTCAACTTCAAATTCAAACTTCTCTTCTGACATCATTTTTCCTTTATGCGCGGCTATATCCGCGTGGGTCTTCAACAACACCTTCAACAGTGTCATCGTTAATTAATCGAAACTCTCTTCCGTGAATCTTGAATCGGGTTCCTGAATAGGCCCTGACCAAGATAAAATCACCCTCCTTGCACCATGGCCCTGTTGGGAACTTTTGCGTGTCTTTGTAACAATCAGGCCCTTGTTTCAAGACAAATAAAATGACGGTGCTAAATTCTTCAACCTTTGCAAGGGCGTCGGGTTTTAAAATACCGTTTGTGAATTTGTCTTCTACTTCAGGCAATGCACACAACATCCTGTATCCCGTGGGTTCGGGCAACTGCGTTGCTTCTTCAGTCATTATCATCCCTTATGCGATTTGCAAGGTCTTCATTGATGCGTCTTGCAATCAGCAGACCTTGAATCTGACCGCAGACGAATTTGTAATCCTCGAAAGATTTCATGCTTCCTTGTGAAAGCTGTTCTTCCGCATAGCGAATTTGTTTGTTAATTTCTAGTGAAACGGCTTCTGCAAAATCCATTACCGCCTCCTAAACTCGGTTTGTTTTTCGCGATAAATATCGGTTGCCTTATCAATCATTTTTGAGGCGATATTCTGTTCAGCAATTTGCTGCATACTTCGGATCCTCTCTTCCTCAAGTCTTACCTTGTCTTGTTGGGCCTGCGTTTTTAAAGCAATATCGGCTTGGTCTTTTTGAGCCTCTCTTTGTTCTCTTGCTTGTTTGAGGGCCAACTCAGCTTGTTGCATTTGTATTAGTGGGTCTTGTTGTTGTTGTTGGGCTTGTTGTTGTTGCGACTCTGCCATGTGTTGTTGTAGCAACTGTTGGGCGCCTCTTGCTGCTAACCTTGAAATTTCAACTTCAAAGTCTTCAGGAAGTGGTGTATCGGGTGGCGGTAAGGGGACGCCAAGTTGTTGCTCTAGTTGTTGTCGGTATAAGTACGCCATATGCTCATTGATATGCGCCATGGCCGCCGCCATCATTTGACCGCCCATGGGGTTTTGTTGAACCTGCTGTCTTAACAAAGGATCTTGTATAGCTGCTGTGTGTACAGCCAAATGAGCTTGGTGATCTTGATACATAAAAGCCTTAACAGGCTGCATATTCAATATGGCCATGTTCTCTGAAACAGGGTCTCGTGGTTGATCCGCTTTTGCAGCAGGTATTAACTTATCAATATTCTTAATACCTAAGACCTCCAACATGCGCTTATGTAACTCCGGCATGTCATAGATCTGTGGCGATTGAGAAGCTAACTGAAGCACTGCTTGATACTGTGTAACTCTTTGAGCTAAGGTTGTTGCATTAGGATCTGATACAGGTATTACATCCACCATATCGTAATCGGCTTGTTTGATCATCCGACCGGTTGGTGAATCCACATCGTAAGCATATTCTGCGGGTGTGTAGTCTCTGATAATTGCTGCGAGTAATTTAAATTCCAGCCTCATCGAGTAATGAAGCCTTGCTTGTACAGCAGACATCACTTTTAAGGTTCTCTCTAATACAGCAAGCGTTGTTCCTACGGGGGTATTGGCAGATAAATCTGATATCTGCATATCAGCCGTGGCGGCGAATCTTCTTCCTTCTGCGACAATTGTTTGAAGCAGTTGAAATAAAACTTGGCTTGGTTCCTTATAAGGAAGCGGGAGAATGTTGTCCCTGATCGATCCTGACGGAACATCTACGTCCCTGAATTCTCCTGGGGCGATTGGCGTATCGTCACCTTTGACTCTTAGACCTCTTGACTTCAAGCCGCCCGGTAAATTACTTAATGTGCCTGCGTCCACAAGCTGTCTGATTAAAGAAGTTCCTGATTTCGCAAAAGCACCAACAAGATGAATCAGCCCAAAACCATAAAATCCAAATCCCGGAATATATGGATAATGGACGAAATGCATTCGCTTTAATTTCAGAGGGTCGTCTTCGTACCAGTTTCTTCTGATAGCCAGGATCTTATTTGTGCCTTCATCAATCGTTACCACATAAGGCAGCGCAATTCCCGTGGGGCCGTCATTATCCTCGTCTTCAAATCCCGCAAGATCTAACTCGGCATGGATCTCAAGAATTCTGTACCGATCATCCATGGTGGCCGACATGCCCTCTTCTTCGGCCTTGCGTTTTTCTACCTCACTCAAAGATGTTGTGGGTTCCCCTAAATCAACATCCCTATAAAATCCTGCGTGTTGAAGCTTTCTTACTTCGTTCTCCGTCTTACGCATGATGTGCGTAATCCTCGGGGCACTTCTTAAATCACTTGCGCCAAATGGCACAACAATATCTTCAGCAGGTATAAACATTGATACCTGCCTTCCTAAAGAAGGATCGTAGTAGACCTTTTTAAAGGCTGATCCTGCTAAAGCCAAGGACCAAAGCATCTTTTCATGCTCCGGTCTGTATTCGGGCATCTGCTCTGTTAGACGCCAGTTCATGTCATCTTTAACTCTTTCGGCTGCGTCTTCTTTTTCTTTCGTTAAAGATCCAATAATCTGAGTCTTAACTGGACCCGATGCAGGGAAGGTCTCCATGATGCTTTCTGCTTGGAATCTAACCGCCGCTTCAGAAAGAATTGGGTAAAAAACGCCACATGCCCCGGGCCACGGTTCGGTTCTCTCCTCGTATTTCAGGCCCAATAACTTCAATCCATCAGCATAAGTATCAATCCAATCTTTTCTTGATGACTTATCAGTCTCATAATCTTGAATTAAATCGCTTCCAAGGGACGCAAGCTCCCTATCATCGATGTATTCAGCAAGATTGGCATCAAAATCCTCTGGAGATTCCTTCTCTGGCTCCAAGATAATCTCTACACCATCTATTCCTATCGCAACAGACTCCGGATCTTCAATTTCAATCTCTAAATCCATCGGTTCTTCAATAGCATCTAAGCCAAGTGGCGCCGGATACAATGCTGGTTCCATGAATACTCCTAGTAATAAGCGACTTTGCGGTGAAACACGGGGTCTTTGTCTTCAAAATCGGATTGTAGGCTTAAAAAGCCGCCTTGCCTGAACCGTAAAAGGGCCTGTGTCGTGCTATCCACCAAGTCATCGTGTTCTCCGGCAGGGAAAGCCGCCACTTCTTCAATCACTTCGTCAGCAAATTTCCTCTCGGGCGCCCAAATTCTTCCTGATGCAAACAAATCAGCTACAGCATTCATCCTCACAATCTTGTCATTACCTTTCGTTGGAGTAAATTCACTGACAGGAATACCCATTCTTCTCAATTCAAACACTAAAGGACTTCCTGCGGCTTTGGCTTCGATCAAAAACACATCCGGTTGCCACTCCATATAGGTCTCATAAGCTTTTTGTTTTAATTCTGGAAACTCATATCGCTCTTTAAATGCATCTAACAAAATAATATTCGTATCTCCGTCTTCATTTGTCCATATTCCCCAGGTCGTACAGGCAGAAAAATCGGCGCGATTATGTTTTAAAAATGCAGTATCCCAACTTTGAATTAAAAAATCACAAGCCGGTGGTTTTTCTTTCTCCCATATTCTCCACCACTCCCGTTTTACAATCGCCCCTTCTTCAGAAGTTGGCTGTTGTTGATATTGAGCATTCCATTTACTTACCGGCAATTCCTCTTTTAATGCTAATAATTGTTCCAGCGGCCAAAACTCGGGCCACATAGGCTTTCCTGACGGTAATATCGCGGGTAATTCAATAACCTCCCACTCATCCCCGCCTCTCGTTTGA